GTGGTTGTAGTACGGATGTCCATAGACACTTCCGCGCTGTTGGATCGTAGTAATGACCTCATCAAACAGGCTTTCAGTTTTTGTCATAATCAAATACTTCATCAGACTTAATCTTGGTGTTGATCATTCTGCGATGAAGATCAAACCCGTCTTTCCTCCCACGCCAATAGTGGGTTTGCTTTGCGTTTTCGTGTATTGCGTAAGCCCAGATGATCAAGACCATCGATGCGACCCACAATAGACCAGCTTCTTTTAGTGTCATGTTGCTCCCTTACATATCCACAACGGTTGTGGAATACATAAAGTATGACCTAAAGCAATGACCTTCGGTTAATTATTTATGGCGTGTTCTATAACGATTAGATAACGCCAATATCCTCAAATTCATCGATATGATCATCAATCGAACGATCCCGATAGTCGGTTTCAAGCCCCATACGACTTTCCAAGAGCTGTAAAACTGCCATCTTTGTTAATCGGAATTAGAGTTGGGGTCATGTTTTTTCCATTCCATTCAAGGATTGCGATACCCATCTGCCAATTGGCTAAGCCTTTCGTATAAGAGGCTTTTGCCTTATTCATAAGGTTTCCTACCTCAATGCCATATAAAGGTCTGTAATGCCCTCCTAAGCCCTCTGAGAAGGCACTCATGCCCAACTTATGGGTGTGACCACAAACAACGCTCTTACCAGCCTTGCGAGCCAAATTTAGGGCAGTAATGCCAGCATTGGGATTTGAGTTGCCTTCATCGCCATGAGCCAAGATCCAGCCCTTTTCGAATTCGTAGAATGTCTTATGAAATGTTATGCCTAGATTATCGAAGTCCATGAACTTGGCATATTGTAATTCTGGAAGGCTGATCAAGCCCGGAACTTTTAAGAGAGTGTTATATAAGCGATCAGTATGATTACTGCGGACAATATGAGCCTCTTTAGCATTTTCAGTTAATGCCCAAAGGATCTCTTGAGTAGCTGTGCGATCTTGGTCAAGAGTTTGTTGATAAGCCAAAGGTGTTTTCTCAGCCCATCGAGAAATGGTTTGAAAGTCAATCTCATCGCCAACACATAGAACGCTGTCAAACTTCTCACGCCTTGCAAGTTTGATGACATTCTTGACTGCTTGCTCATGATGGTATGGGATTTGAAGATCGCTGATAACTAAATATCGCTTAATCGTCATCCTCATCGTCAGTTGGATCTATGGATGGAATAATGCCGCCATCGCCTACGACCCAATCAGGAAAAGTCTTATGCTCTGTCATTAACCAGAATGCGTGCTCTGGAGTAAATCCTGCTTTACGAGCTGCTGAATAGCAAGTATGTAAAGCCAAATAATGTTGATCAATTTTTGACAATGGTTCAGGAGTGTGGCGAACGACTCGACGATTGATCTTTTTGCGTTTGATAGGTTTTCGTGTGTTCGCCATAAAATAAATTATCGCTTACTAATTAACATAAAGAGATCATCAACACGCGCCTCTAATCTGTTTAATTGATCCTTCATGCTTGAGCCACCATTAGGCTTGAGTTCTTGCAGGTAAGATTTAATAATGAAGCGCAGAACCAGCAATAAACTTGTTAATACGGCGCATACGCCAACGCTTAAACCAACCCATTCGTTCGGTGTCATTTTTCGCTAAGACCATAACCCACTTCGCTCCCCGATTTTGGATCAATTGCTTTAGCAAGTGGTGCGACAAATGCGCCTAGTAATGTTGCATAAGCTGGATGAATATCAACCACAATCGCTAAGGCTGTTGTAATCGCACTAGCTGCCACAGCTCTCAAATATGACTTGATTACTGCTTTGTGTTTTTTGGTCAGTTTCATTACTTGCCTCCTAGTAGTGGGATGTTAAAGAACTCGCCTTTTTGATTTGGTTTGAATGAGATATGGATATGTCGCGTGTGTTGGTTAATGCCACGATATTTGACAAAACGCCAAAATGACTTAGCACTAGCAATCTTGCCACAATGGATTATGTAACTAATTCTCTTATCGGTTTTTGCAGCAACTCTAATTTGCTCTGCTAAGTAAATGCTCATCTCAGGCTGATCGCATAATTTGGCATCCACATCGATTGCACAAACTTCATAAGTATTAGGCAATGGGTTGTGATCGCTTTTAGTGTTTTGGTGCTTTTGATCCCCGATCCAACCATCGGACTTGCGAGATCTATCGGCAAAACTGTCGTCAATCTGCTCACGCATCTGAACAGCAGCTTTAGATAACCAAGCCTTCATTAGCCAAGTATCGTTTGAAGTTCATCAACAGTTAAACCAATGCGATCAAGAATTGCAGACTTAGCAGTTGCCTTTGCTTTGGCTTCGGCTACTTCATCTGCTTTAACTTCTTTAATAGCAGCATCTATTTCTTTTTGAGTAGGTGCTTCACCATCTAATACATCCCATTTAATAGTAGAGTAATCATTATCTTTATATGAAAACTCTGCATCTGGTTTCAATTTACGAATTGCCTTAAATAGATAATCATTCATTATGCACCAATTTCTAATAATGTTATTGTGCTTGGACTAGAAGCTTGCCAAGCAGATGTGCCAGAATTTGCTGTTGTATCTACTTTGGCTTGTATTTTGTAAGTCGTGGCTGATGTTGTAGCAGGTGAGTCATAATACATTACTGGTATGGAAATGTATACGCCAACTCCACCAGCGACATCAACATAAGTGTAACTTGCAGCAGTATTTGTATAAATATCGGTTGCACCTCTAACTAATTTTAAGGCTATCTGCTGATAAAAAGAATTGCGGCTATAATACACATTACCATTTACTAAAACTAAAATCTTAGATGTTGCTGAGGTTGGAGTAATTGTTGCAGTAATAGTAGTGTCTGTGTAACTTGTGGTTGCAATTGTTGTGTAAGTAGTTGTTGCAGCACCGACAACCTGCAAAACTTTTCCACCGCCAGCAGGAGTAACCCAACTTGGCACACCAGCTGCAACAGATAAAACTTGACCAGTTGTGCCAATTCCAAGTCTTGTGTTTGTATTAGCAGTTGATGAACGATATTCAATATCGCCAAGAGTGGTTGATGGGTTTAATGCTTTGGTTGTTGTATCAACAGATGAACCAAGCGTGCGAATAGCAGCTGCGCCATCTTTAACCAGAGCTGTGTCATCTGGTGTTGTCCAGCCATAATTGGTAGTGGTTGCCATATTGTCCTTTATCTCAGGCTACGATTGTAGCGTATTCCCATGTCAAAGTTGGGCTTAAAGTGTTCCAAGCCTCTGTAATTGGTGTTGTATTCCAACGCATCGCCACTTGGCTAAATGCAACAGGCGACAAGTTTATTGTCAGGAATAATTCATTGAACCTAGTGCTCCATGACCAACCTTCAACATATCCTTCAAACTCACCGCCTGATATTTGATCAGGTAAATTTTGGATGTTTAGAGGTTGCCCCATGAATACGGCAAGCAGATTATCCCGATCACTATTGTCAATCTCTGGATTTGTGATTGGAAATGTAATGCTCTGGAATGCTGGTTGTGGGAATGCTCTTTGAGCAATATATCGATCTGCTACTTCTTGAGCATCCACAGCTGAGTGAAGGACTGAATTAATGCTTTCGGCTTTGTAACCATAAAGTGCAATTGAACTTGCTGAGGTTGCAGTTTTTTGAGATCCAAAATTGTTTCCATAATTGATAACAATGTCGTTGCGAATATCACCTGATCTAGTAATTGTGCTCAGCCCTTGACTCAAAGCATGACGGGCATCAAGATCAACATAACCATTCGCCAAAAGGTAAGTTTGTCTGTGGTCTGCATCTGCATATCCGATGTTTCCTTGATTATCTTCATACAAATATCCAAATGCTGAATTGGCAATTAAACTCAAAATGTTGTAAATAGTATCTGTTTCGGCTGCTCTGTTTTCCATTGTGTAGAGACCGGGCTGATCAATTTCACCAAGTCCTAGATTTACAGCATTAGCCCATGTTTCTGTTGGATCATATCCTGCCCATGTTGAAGCTGTAAATCTAGGA